TCCCACCAACTCTGGCTCCTGGTCATCCCTCACCACCATCGGGCAGAAGGAGTCCCCCATCGTGGGGCTGGCGGTGGAAGAGGATACCGATACCCTTCTGATAGCCAAGACCGATGGCCTCTGGCAGCAGTACTACGAAGCCCTGGATGAGGGCGGCAGGCTATTCGTGAGGAACCTCACAATCGACTTCAGGGGTAGCGGCCACCCCGGTAACTTCAGGGGCATCCACATCTGGAACAAGCTGGTCTACCTCCCCATGGGCAGGGGCGGTCTCCTGGAGTACAACGTCCAGAGCGGTGTGGCACGGGACATCAGCTTCACCCTCACGGCAGACGAGTTCACCGACCTCCACGGCGTGGTGCTGGCCATGGCCTCCAGCCCCTCTGCCCTCTACGTTGCCCTGAAGGACGCCTCTACCCAGGTGATACACATCCTGGCAGGCCACACGGTGAACGTGGACGGCGAGACAGACCTGCGCTGGGACATGATAGGAGAGGTAGGAGCAGGAGCAGCCGTCACCGATGCCCAGACCACCCTCTGGTACGACTCCAGCAGGAACGACCACTCCCGGCTGTGGATAGGGTTCACGGAATCAGGTGTCAGTGTCACTCCAAAGTTCATCCCCGTCGGGATCGCTGGAGATGATAAATCTGACGGCTACACCAACGACACCGACTGTGAGGCCGTCTTCACAGCATACGATGGGAACCTCCCCAGGGTGGACAAGCACTTCAGCGAGATGGAGGTGGAGTCGAAGAACCTGGGAGCAGGTGGCAGGCAGTGGGCATTCGACTACCGCCTGGACAATGACCCCACCTGGGTAAGCTGGGACACGGCAAGCGTCTCGCCATTCCAGACCATAGCCTTCCCACCAGGCACCTCCGGCAAGCTGCTGGAGATACGGGCCCGTCCGGCTATGACCAGCGTCGGCACCACCCCACCTGAGATAGTGTCCATCAGGGTGAAGTCACAGCTGCACCCAGACCCGACCAAGATATACCCCGTCGATCTCTACCTGGCCGACAACCAGATCATCCTCAGTGGAGCGGAGGGGGGCAGGGTGAAGGGAGACCTGGCCCAGCTGGAGACCTGGAACGGGGGGGCATCAGACCTTACGTTGACCACCCCCGACAAGGAGACCAGGCAGGTGATATTCCTACCCGGCTCCATGCAGAAGCAGGAGTCCTTCAAGGAACACGGCAGGCATCCTGAATACCATGTCCGTTTCCTGTTGGCCGAAGTATGACCTGCCTTCCAGGGCGCGTCCATTACTGGATACTGGAGAGTTCGCAGCAGGCTCTTGAAGCTGGCCGTAAGGGTACTAGCATGGGCATCTGCAAGCACTGTGAGCAGCAGAGGGAGTTTGAGAATAGCATCCCCGCCTCAGCAATGAACCACATATCACTGGACGGTAAGCCGTGAACTCACAGGAGCGTTATTGGGAGAGGTTGGAGAAGAAGATAGATCGGTTCCTAATGAATGACTTCCGGCACCTGGCTGAAGATGTGGCCAGTCTGAAGACAGCCATGAAGTGGGTCTACTCGCTCCTCTTCTTATTACTAGCAGCAGCAGTCGGCCTTCTTGGGAGGGAATTCTTTGATGGGTAAGATAAGACCGCAGGTTCTAACTGCCATCGTCTGCGCCACGGTTTTCAGCCTTTTCGCGGCGTACTTGGGGTATAAGATGATGGCCACAGAAATCCTAACAGGCCTAATCGGTGGCGTATTCGGATTCCTTGGAGGCGTCAGTCTGCGGATCATCGAGAATGAAGGCCCAGACAGTGAATAAGATATTGAAAGGCAAACACCCCAAGACATTACTAGAAGTATTCTCAGAGGAGGATGACATGCCTAAAGTAGGTAAGAAGCACTACCCGTACACCAAGAAAGGGAAAGCAGACGCAGCCGCAGCAGCGAAGAAGCCGAAAAAGAAGTGAAACCCAGTGAGGTCATGGGGAAGCTGGGGGAGTACCAGGAGTTAGGAGGGGAGGTCTACTCCCTGCCTGATAAGTTTGACTCTGCCCTGGTAGCAGTGGGGTGGAGGTTCAAGGATGGCCCCCTGGCTGTCTATGACAAGAACAAGGTGATCGGCATCCTGGACGCTGAGATGGGTGAAGACTGGGGCGAGGAGTTCTTTGACTTCAACGTCATTGGCTCCTGGATTGGAGACAGCACCCCAGTCTTCATCGAGTTGTGACTACAGACCTTCTAGGTCAGCTAGCCGTTCTACCTCCTCTTGATCCTGGTCAACCTGGGCCTGGGCTGCCCGTGCTGCATAGCTGCTCTTGCCACGGTCAGAGCGTTGCTCCTTCTCGATGGCCTTGCGTTGGCTGATGATCCGCTCGATCACCTTACCGGGTAGCCTCATCATCTCCCCATGCAGTTCGACGGTGTGAGTCCAGTGACCATCATCCCGGTGGGTCATTACGATGTAGGTATCAGTGGTATAGAGGTTGTCCTCAACATACCTGGCCTGCTCCTCAGAACTACGGAGACGCTCAACATATACTGGCCCCCGTTTGCGGTACTCTCCCGGCTTTAGTCCTTGACGCCTTCTGGATGCCTTTTCTTTATTAAGCACTACGCCTCTCCTGTGATAATTTCAGGTCAGAAAACCTGACCCTCATCATCATGATAACATGAATGAAAAGTATTGTCAAATCAAATACTGTCATTTCCATGACTGGGGAAAACGAGTTTTATGGATTTCCAGGCACAAAAAAAAAGCCCCACCCCCCGGTTGGGGGATGGGGCTTCTTGATCGGTATCCTAGTAGAAGGACACGCCGTCCATGGGAGTCGGGGGAACCAGGACTTCCTGGGGGGCAGCGGTGATGCGTAGGGTCTCTGAGGAGGTCTTGGAAGCCTCAGCAGCTGCCTCCATGATGGCTGGGCTAACCCCTGCCTTCAGCAGTTCCTCTTTGAACACCTTGCTGTTCTCCCGACTGGTCTCCGACAGGCTGATCTTGAGTTCGCCCACGATGACCTCGTTGCTGGCCAGTTCAGCCATGATGACCTTGATCTCGCTGGACGCTTCCTTGTCCACCTTGGTAGACGAGGCAGCTACGTCCCTGGCCTGACGCGCCTTGATCGCCAGTAGTTCTAATGCCGGGTGATCTATAATCATTTCCTCTCTCCTGCTTAGTCTTTTGTCTGCCTAGCTGGATGCTCATATATTCAATAAGGGGCAAGGAGTCCCGCTCCAGCTTCAGCAGATGCCATTCATCATCATGATATACCCCTGTCTATCCTGCTGTCAAGCCATCTCTCCCCAATTCGTCCCCATCTTAGCCTCTACCTTAATAGGAACAGACAGCTTCACTGCCGACTCCATGATCTTGGTGGCCCACCATATGAACTGGGGGGCAAAAGGGGCCTCCACTTCAAACATCAGTTCATCGTGTATCTGGAGCAGCCAGAACCAGGGGAAGCTGGTCTCCTCCTGGCCCATCCTTATCATAGCTGCCTTCAGTATCCCCTGGGCCGTGGACTGGATAGGCATGTTGATGGCTTGCCTCTCCCCGGCACCCCGATACCGCTTCACAGGGCACAGCATCTCTGGGATGTACCGGAGCCGCCCGAACATGTCGGTCACATAGCCGTGCTTCCCGGCGAATGCCCTGGTCTGATCCTGCCAGTCACCCAGTTCAGGACGTAACTGGTAGTACTCCTTGATGAACTTCTCGCAGGCCCTCTCGTCCCAGTCCTCCAGCCCCTCCTGGGCCATCTGGTTGTACAGCCCGTGGGGTGTCAGACCGTAGATGACGCCGAAGCCCATGGTCTTGGTGGGATACCGCTGCCAGCTGGTCACCTGATCCACGGGCACCCCGAATATCTGGCTGGCTGTCTCCGTATGGATATCCCTGCCCTCCAGGAACAGGTCGATCATGCTCCTGCACCCTGTCAGGTGGGCAGCCACCCTCATCTCGATCTGGGAGTAGTCGATGGCTACCAGGAAGTTGCCATCCTCTGCCACAAACGCCTTCCTGATGGCCTTCCCCAACTCACTGCGAGAAGGTATCTGCTGCAAGTTGGGTTCCTTCATGCTCCACCTGCCCGTCTCAGTACGGGTGACGTTGATGGTGGGGTGGATGCGCCCGAACTCGTCCACCTTATCCGGCAGGGTATCGCAGAAGCTGTCCTTCAGGTGAGCCAGGTGCTTGTACTCCATCAGCAGGGGCACCACCGGGTGGTCGATCTTGGGCAGTTCATCCTTGGACACAGACGGCAGCCCTGTCTCTGTGAACTTGCCGGGGGTGAACCCCAGTTCCTCAAACAGCAGCTTCCGCACCTCGTTGTCGGAGTTAGGGTTGAACCTACGGCCCACCCCTTCAGTGGAGAATATCTGCTCTGCCTTCATCTCCAGCAGTTCAAGGTAGTGCCGCCCCAGGTTGTTCAGGTAGGTGGAGTCCAGCTTGATGCCATTTCGCATCATCTCCAGGGCTATGGGCAGCGTCCTCTTGTCCAACTCGTACACATACCGAAGCCCCAGCCTGTCTATCTCCTTGTCCAGCATCTGGAATACCCTCAAGGTGGCGTCGGAGTCACGGCAGGCGTAATGCACCACCTCGTCCATGGGGACATCCTCTAACGAAGCGTCCCTCATCGGCCCCAACTCCCTCTCCACCTCCACCCTCTCCCTCTTATCGATGTTGTGCCACCTGGCATAGGGATCGACAGGCCCATCCTTCAGCCGCTTGCCACCCACCACATCGGCTATGATCCGCTTGATCTTCTTGGTGATGTGCTGTGGCTGCTTGCTGCTGGTGACCAGCCTGTTCTCCTTCTTGCTCCAGGAGGTATTCTCCAGCAGCGGAGGGTCTGGCACCTCCAGGCTGACAGCATCCTCCAGGTAGCCCATGGCTTTATCCTTACGGTGCCCCCCAATGGTCTCCTGGTAGCTGTCCATCTCCATGCCACACAGCCGCCATGCTAACTCCTTCAGCCCCTGGGGTAGTCCCAGCAGGTAGGCCATGAGCATGGTGTCATCGGTATTCTCCGGTAGTTCCAGGTACTTGGCGTCGAAGAGGTAGTTGTGTACCACGGCCCCCTGATACCCAGGAGCCATACCCCACTCCCCGGCCCTCATAAAATAGCCAGTGCCCGGTGTGTCGGACGCCTGGAACGACCACAGACCATCATCCACTATCTCTGTATCCCAGGCAGCCACCTTGTCGAATGACTTGGTCTCAGTCATCTCCCTGTAGTCAGGCTCTGGGTACTCGTCCTGGGGCACGGCTACCTGCTCCCCTCTCACCAGCTTACCCAGGGTCTCAAAGTCCCCCTGGATGTGGCGCATCAGCCGGGTGTCGTAGAAGCCAGCTGCCGGGTGGTAGACAGGCAGTACCATTGCCCCGTCCTTCTCAAAGGGTATCCCGTGGACATGCTCCACGTTGACCTCACCAGTCAGGTACTCGATAGCCACCCGCCCCATGGGCACCACGATCTCCGGCTTGAATGCTGCTATCTCCAGGTCAAGCCACCTACCGGCACAGTACCTGGCCTCCTCCACAGTGGGAGTCCGGTTGTTCCTGGGCCTGCACTTCACCGTGTTGGATATGATCACCTCGTCCCTGCTCAGGCCAGCCGTCTCCAGCAGGCTGTTCAAATACTCCCCAGCCTGCCCGGTGAAGGGCACCCCGGTCTCGTCTTCATTCCTACCAGGGGCCTCACCCACCAGCATCACCCTACCCTCTCCTGCCTTGGCAGGCACCGGCCCCTTGCACCCGTCTCTCAGGGCGCAGGCTGTGCAGCCACGGGTGGCCTCATACAGCCCTCTAGTTTGAATCATTTACCCCCTCCTCTATCAGGTGCCAATCCCTATCGTCGTTTAGTTCTACCCCAATCTTCTCCATGATCGCACCACAGTCTAGGCACTTCCACCGGGTAGAATTCCTTTTAAACCATGTTCCCATGTAAGGCTCCTCTACGAACCGTCCATTCCCGTGGTGACTTAGGCACCAGGCGAACTTGATCATCCCAACTCCTCGTCGATCTTGCTGGCTATGCCCTTTCCAATACCCTCCAGCTTGACCCAGTCAGCAGCTGAAGCATTCACCATCTCCCTGACAGTAGGCCACTGCTGCTCGATGGTAAGGCTCCTCTCCCACCCTATCCCAGTCAACTCCTTTGCCACTCTCCTGACCAATGATGGCCTCGTTAGCAGGACAGGGGACATGGGGGCAGTGTAGAACTTCTTGAGGCTGCTATGGGCCTCTGTGTCAGCGAAGAAGTCATGCACGCCCCTGACTATCCTCACCGTCTCCCGGCTGCTCTTGCTGTACTTGACGGTGACACCCATCAGGTAGGTCAACTCGTTCAGGTAGGCGTCCACCCTCTGGTAGGACATCCCGGCCCTGATCCACCTGTTGCCCTGCATGAACTCTGTGTCCTCACCGTCCTTGGTCTCACGCCAGATGGCCTCCAGCACCAGGAAGTAGTGCTGGAAGCCAGCTTCATGTGCGCTCTGTACCTGCTGGACATGCCTGCCGTCATTGATGCAGGCCACCAGGTCGGAGAACTTCTTCCTCTCTCCACAGACCCTCACCACCTCACCATTCACCTTGCCATGGAAGATGAAGTCCCCATACGGGATGGGGACTGCCATCGCCAGATCACCGAACAGCCGCACCAGGTCTCGATCATTGGCGGCTGTCGTGAGGTAGATCACGTTGACTGTACCAGGCCCAGCAGCATCTGCATGTTGAGACCGCCAGGTATGCCGCGTGGATCGGTGGTGGCCCCGGCATAGAGGTTCTTGCCCATGAGGTTGGGGTTCTGCCTGGATGCCTTGACCTCAGCGTAGAAGACCGGGCCTTCTGCTGTGTCCTCCCGGTGGGTGCGGAGGGTGGCCTGGACATGGTAGGGGACATCGCTCCAGCCCTTGGGTTCCGGCTCCCCGGTGTTGAAGTTCTTTTGAATCTTGTGCAACAGGATGCAACTCATCTTGCTCTGATGCACCTTCCTCATGATCTCCCGTAGGTCGGCGTAGGCCACCCCGTACTGGTGGGGCTGTACCTGGGACATCTTGCCGAAGTGGGCTAACCTGCATATGTCGTAGGCTTCTGTAAACGTATCGATTATCAGGGTGCCCTCTCCCACCTCCAGAGCCTCGTTGACCTTCTCCTGGATGCTGGCCCATATCCTACCGAACCGCTCCATCAACTCCTGGCTGCTACCCAGCCTCTCTGGCTGCTCCACCTGGTAGACCATCAAGTCCTCTCCCTGGAACTTGTGGATCACGCCCTCTGTGCCCACATCCA